GGCTCCAACAGCTGGAAATGCTTCATCTAATGATGTCTACACTTACACAGCAATAAAAACAGCGGCATCAACATACACAATATTAGCAGCACAAACTCAATTTAAATAGGAGTAGAAAGAATGCCTTTATTATCTACAAGAGGTGCAAGTTCAGCAAAAGGATTTGGATTAACAGCAGGTGGGGGAGCCCCTGTTGAATTTGATTTTTTAGTAGTAGCAGGTGGCGGAGGTGGCGGATCTGCAGTGAATCCAGCAGCTGGACACGGAGGAGCAGCAGGTGGTGGAGGAGTAAGAACATCTTTTCCAGGTGGAACAAAATTAAGTTTAAAACCAGATGTTTATACAATAACAGTAGGTAGTGGAGGAACAGGTGGAATGTCTCCATCAAACACTTCTTCTACTCAAGGACAAGATAGTACAGTTTCAAATATTACTTCGGCAGGTGGTGGTAAAGGTGCTTCTGCAGGTGAAGTAAATCCCACTGCTCCAGATCCAACGGCTTCTCCTAATACAATTTTAGATGGTGGTTCAGGAGGTGGAATGTATTATTCAGGATATGGATTTGGAAATAAACCTCCAGTATCTCCCCCACAAGGAAATAACGGTTTTTCATTTGCAGCTAACGCTGGACCGTCTAGTAACGGTGGTGGTGGTGGCGGAGGATCAGCTAATGCTGCAGGATCATATCCAACTAATTCAGGAGGTCCAGGTGGAAATGGTGCAGCTTATAATATTGATGGAAACCCTGTTAGCTACGGAGGTGGTGGTGGCGGAGGAGTTTATGGAATGGGATATCCAGGTGGTAGTGGTGGCTCCGGAGGTGGTGGATCAGGAGGTGGTGGCGGAAACCCAGGACCAGCAGCAGGACAAGGATCAGGAAATACAGGTGGTGGTGGTGGCGGAGGAGGTCAGCAACAACCAGGTGGACAAGGTGGATCTGGTAAAATTATTTTAAGAGGAGCTCCTACAGATAAATTTTCAGTAGCACCAGGATCAAATACTGTGCAAACAAATCCTACATATAAATTAGCTATATTTAATGTGTCAGGATCACTTACTGTAGGTATAGATTAATATGGCTCATTTTGCTGAAATAGATAACAATAATCTTGTAATAAGAGTATTAGTTGGATGTAATTTAGAAGTTAATTCTCATGGTGGTGATCAATCAGGAGAAGCAGCCTTAGATTTTGGAAATAAAGTTCCTTTTTCTAATGGTGGTGTTAAATGGATACAAACATCATATAATAATAATTTTAGAAAAAAGTTTGCAGGAGTTGGTGATTATTATGATCCAATAAAAGATATTTTTATTGCTGCAAAACCTTTTAATTCTTGGATATTAGATTCTAATAATGATTGGCAAGCTCCAATTGTGTTTCCAACTATAGTTGTAAACACTAATAAAATTATCGGAAAAGATTTAAACGATCCTACTAAAGATGTTTATGGACATTATGATATTTCATGGGATGAAAATAATTTAAGATGGGTTGGAAAAGATGAAAATAATCAACCTTTAAAATGGAATACATCTACACTTTCTTGGGAAACACTGTAATACTTTACATTTAAAGTAAAATAAATTATATAGTAATTTATAAAAAGGAGAAATTTAATATGCCATTAAATAATTATTATTGGTACTTTGTAAGTGCACTATCTAATCAGTTTTGTGATTCGGTTATAAAGTTTGCTAATCAAAAACAAAAATTAATTGCTACTACTGGGCAAGAAAATAAGAACATAAATAAAGTAGACAAGAAAAAATTATTTAAAACTAGAAAATCTGAAATTGTTTGGTTAGATGAAAAATGGATATATAAAGAAATACATCCTTTTGTACATTTAGCAAATAAAAATGCTAATTGGAATTTTCAATGGGATATTTCTGAACAATGTCAATTTACAATTTATAAAAAAACACAACATTATCATTGGCACGTAGATCAATTTGATAATCCTATGAATACTCCAAATAATTTAAGTTCACATGGAAAAATAAGAAAACTTTCTGTGACAGTTTCTTTATCTGATCCAAAAGATTATAAAGGTGGTGAATTACAGTTTGACTTTAGAAATAAAGATAACGGAGAACCTAATATAAAAACAGCTACCGAAATATTACCAAGAGGTTCTATCTGTGTATTTCCATCGTTTGTATGGCATAGAGTAACCCCCGTTACAAAGGGAACTAGAAATTCATTAGTAATGTGGAATCTCGGTAATCCTTATATATAAATGAAATCTATATTAATAGTAGGAGGAGGTTCAGCTGGTTGGATGACTGCTGCAACTTTAATTAAAACTTTTCCAAATAAAAAAATAACATTAATAGAATCTCCTAATATTGAAACAGTAGGTGTTGGAGAAAGTACAATAGGCGGTATAAAATTATGGACAAATTATTTAGGAATAGAAGATAAAGATTTTATTTCAAAAACAGATGGAAGTTATAAATTAAGTATTAAATTTACGGATTTTTATAAAAAAGGAGAATTTTTTCATTATCCTTTTGGAGAACCTTATTTAGATAATGATACGGGTAAATTAAATGATTGGTGGTTTAAAAAATTTATTTTTCCAAAAACTCCATATAATGATTACGCAGATTCTCATTATTCTCAAATGGCTTTAGTAAATAAAAATAAATGTTTTTATAATGAAGACAATATAATTCCTTTTAATTTTAAAAGAGATACTGCTTATCATTTTGATGCAACTAAATTTGCATTATGGTTAAGGGACAATTATTCAATTCCTAAAGGCGTAAAACATATTAAAGAAGATATAGTTTCTATTGAACAAGATGAAAATGGCATTAAAACTTTAAATAATAAATATAAAGCTGATTTATATATTGATTGTACAGGATTTAAATCATTACTGTTAAAAGAATCTTTAAAAGAACCGTTTGAATCTTATTCAGATATGCTTCCCAATAATTCGGCATGGGCAACACGTATTCCTTATAAAAATAAAGAAAAAGAATTAGTAAGTTACACAAATTGCACAGCAATTGAAAATGGGTGGGTATGGAATATTCCTTTATGGAGTAGAATTGGAACGGGATATGTTTATTCAGATAAATTTGTAAGTGATGATGATGCATTAAAACAATTTCAATCTTATTTAGGTACAAAAGAATTAGAATTTAAAAAATTAAAAATGAGAGTAGGTATTCATAATAGATTATGGGTTAAAAATGTATGCGCTATTGGATTAGCAGCTGGATTTATAGAACCATTAGAAAGTAATGGATTATTTTCAGTTCATGAATTTTTAATGATCTTAATTAGAAATTTACAAAGAGAAAAAACATCTCAATGGGATAAAGATAATTTTACATTTCAATGTAAGAGATTATTTAGAAATTTTGCAGAATTTGTAGCAATGCATTATGCATTATCACATAGAACGGATACTCCTTATTGGAAAAATAATTTTAATAAAAATTGGGAAGAAAAATTAATAAATTTAAAACCAACTGCCATAAATGGAATGTTATTAGCTGCTCATTCAAGAGATTCTAATTTTTATTTCAATGAAATAGGTGGACTACATTGTATTGCAGCTGGAATGCATTGGTCTCCAACAGACATGTCTACAATAATGTATAAAAATATGGTAAATGAGAGTACCTTGAAAAAGCAATGGAAGGAATGTATAAACTTATTGGATAAAAGAAAAAATGAATGGAATAAAAATATTAAAAATAAACCTAGTTTATTTAAATTTTTAAAACAAAATATTTATAATTAATATGAAAGGTAAATTACAAGGAATTTTTCCAGAGCCTATTTATTTTTTTAAACTAGAAAGAAATCTTTTAGAAAAAGAAATAAAAGTTTTTAATAAAGAAAAATTAGAAATAAATGTAATTAATAAAGTAAGTATAAATAATTATATATTAAATAATAAAATATTAAGTAAATTAAAAAAAGAATTGCTCTTATGTGTTGAAGAATATTTTAAAAATGTAATAGCAACTAAAAACAAAATAGTTCCATATATAACACAGTCTTGGATTAATTTAACAAATAAGGAAGAAAGCCATCATCTTCATCGTCATATGAATTCTATTGTTTCGGGTGTTTTTTATATAAAAGCTAATAAACAATTTGATAATATATCTTTTGAAAAAGATTTTGAAAAAAATAATTCAATACAATTAAATGTAGAAAAATATAATGCTTTTAATGCAAAGGAGTGGATTTTTCCAGTAGAGACCGGAGATGTTATTTTATTTCCTTCTTATTTACAACATAAAGTTCAAAATAAAAAAGATGAGGATACAAGAATAAGTTTAGCTTTTAATATTTTTATAAAAGGATGTATTGGAGACAAAGATAAATTAACTGAATTATTTTTATGATAATTAATAATATAAAACAAAGATGGGATATTAAAACTTTCAATAAGAATAAAGATTTTCCTTATGTAGTTATAGATAATTGGTATACTAAAAAAGAAGAAGAAAATATTTGGAAAGAACTTGATTATTTTACAAATATTGAAAAAATGCCTAGAGGTGAAAATACCATAATTGCTCGTGATGTTGAAACAAATAAACCCCTTGGAAAACATTTTAGAATATATTTGGAACATATGCTTACTCCAACTGGTCAAGAAAATAGTTATATGTTTAATTGTTTATACAAACAAAAAGATCCTCAATTTCATGATATATTATTAAAGACTTCTCCTATTTTTAG